GTGTAATATATCCCTCTATGGATTACGAAGGAAATAGCCCTGGAGTTTTCTTTGGCTATCAAAAAGTAGATGGTAAAATTCAACATTTTTCGTTTTGACAGTAGAAGCTATTGCTTTAACATATGAGGCAGCGTTACGCCACGCAGAAATTAATGATAAAACTTTATTGTTTGACTCAAAGATTCCTGCTAAGGCTAACTCTGATATATGGATAAAGCGACTAGAGCGAATGCATCAAAATAAAGGCATGACCAATCGTTTAAAAGGCATCCATGGTGAAATAAAAAAACGCCACGGTAAAGCTTTATTAACAGATTTAAATCGTGCATTACAAGGTGTATTAGTAATAGAGTTAACGGGTGCTGAACTGAAGCGGCACAAAGAGTCTAATAATATGAAATGGACTCGAAACAAAGTCTTCAGATTTGTAATTTTTAATAACTAATATATGTTTAAGAAAATCATGTCAAATCCTGTATCAAAACTATTGTTTCAAGCAGGTGTAATTTACGCAGGTTTAGCTTTTATGAGTCAAATGATTATGGTAATTACAGCTATGTATGCACCCTATGTTATAGGTGCTTTATTGGTAATAATTTCCATACTAAATGTAAAGCTAAAAGACTTGTCTAACTAATTCTAAATTTGTATCTTCACATGCCAATGAAAAAATCAAAAATTGACCAAATTTGCGAAGAAGTTGCATACGATTTACAGCTTGATAAAAAGCTTGTAAAAGAAGTAGTGCAAGAATTATTTGTAGAAGTAGCGTCATCACTTGTATTTAAAAAACAGCATGTTCTGTTAAGGGGTTTTGCTAAAATAGTAATAAGCGGAATAGCAAAAACTAAATATAAATCTTTCAATCCAATGCAGTACGAAACTCGTGCTGAAGAGGAATGGAAAAAAACTGAAACAGATGAGCAAAGAAAAGCATGAAGCTTGGAGAGAAATGTTAAAAAGAGCTGACGAGTCAAGAGATGATACATTTGAATCTTGGATTGTTGACTTAACAGACAAAGAAGACCAACCTGAATCGTGTGGAATTGACGATGACGACTGTGAGGCGTGTGGCTCGTAAAGTGCTCCGCACAACTATTTATTTAACCATTTATTAACCTTCCTAAAAACCAAATTATGGGAAAAACCAAAGCCGAGGTCTTAAACGACCTATTCAAAAAGTGTAACCTTACTACTGAGGATGTACACAAACACAAGTTTTACACTATTATAACTCGCTCAGGTATCGAAAAGGTACAAGCTGCTTATAATATAGATGTAAACTATGATATAGTTAATCTTTCAGACGACCACAAACATTGCTTAATTAAAGCAATTGGTAGAATGGGAGAGGCCTATACAGAAACATTTGGAGAATGTTCTCCTGGAAACAATAGCAATGCTTACCCTGTTGCTATGGCAGAAAAGCGTGCATTGTCTCGTATTGTTCTAAAACTTGCTGGACTATATTCTCAAGGAGTATTTGGCGAAGATGAGGCTCCGTCCTTTTCTGCGTCACAGAATCCTAAGAAGAAACTGGACCCTGCAACTTATAAGTCTATGATGGATATTGTTAAGTCAGATCCTGAAAGAGTTTTAGATGCATTGCCTAAATACCAACTAACACCTCAACAAGAAGAGGATTTAGTAAGTGCGGCTAACGCTGCGATATAGTAGATTTCGAGAGTACCATGCGTGAGTTGGGCAATTTCTTTTACTGTAATAGGAGAGGGCCTTTATATACTTGGTCGTTTATGCAGTCCTCTCCTGTTATTTTTTTAACCGAGTCGAATATAACAGACTCAAAAATCAATTAATTATGAGTAATTTACAAATCACAGGAACAATTAAAGTAATTACAGAAGTACAATCAGGAGTTTCTAAGTCCTCTGGAAAAGAGTGGAAGAAACTAACATTTGTTATTGGTACAGGTGGAGAATATCCAAAGGATGTTTCATTCACAGTATTTGGTAACGAAAAGGTAGACAACTTTGTTAAATATAATAAAGTAGGTCAAACGGTTGACGTAAGCTTTGAGCCAGAATCAAGAGAGTATAAAGGTAAGTATTACACAGACCTTAATGCTTGGAAAGTCTTTACTAATAAAGATGGTGCTACAGCCTCTACGGAGCCTGCTACTGCCACAACAGAAGACGCTGGTAACTTACCATTCTAGATAATAATGCATCCCTGAAAAGCTCGCTAAGTAGGGGATGCTTTTATTTTCCTATATTTGTGCAAACGCAAATAGATGGAAAAGAGAACATTTTTTATTCCATTCAGTACACCATCATCTAAAAATGGTAAACGCTGGACTGGAAAACATATGATCCACTCTAAGACAGTTATGAATTACATAAAGAATACCAAGCCTTATTGGCAAGAGTATGCTGAGGAATTTAGGTCTGTTATAGATGGGTTGCAAAAACCTGTAAACATATCGTTTAAATTTATACGAGGAACAAGACATAAGTTTGATTACGTTAATCCACTACAAACCGTGCAAGACCAAATGGTAATACATGGGTGGATTGAAGATGATAACTGCGATGAGATTATTCCTAAGTTTAAAAAGTATGAATACGATAAAGAAAAGGCAGGATGCTTTATAACCATTGATAAAAACAATAAACCAAATAACAATGGATCGGGAGTTAATAATGAAAACGTTAGGGAAGATACTTAAAGATGTTGAGTTTTTAATGGATGCTGTCGTTAATGACTATCAACCTAAAGAAAAGAAAACATCTGAGTACACACCTGATTTTATGGCTTTCTATAAATTATATGGTATTAATAAAACTAAGCACAATGCTTTTACTAAATGGAAAAAATTAAATAATCAACAAAAAGATACGATTATGCAATTAGTTCCTTTATATCATAGGGCTTTTGAGGTTAGGTATAGAAAATACCCAAATAACTTTCTCGCAAATAATTGCTGGGAAGATTACTTGTATTTACTAGAAAGTAATGCGCAAGCAGAAGATAGAGCTAAGAAAGTAGCTCAAGCTCAGAAAAATCGATTAGACTCTTATAACTTTTAATTATGGATTATAAGATAAATTCTAAAGAAGAGATTTCTAAGTATGTAAATCACGTCTATAATAATGGATACAATAAAGGATTGTCTACTGGCATACCTTGGCTTGATAAACATTATACATATAGAAAGGGTGAGTTAGATGTAATAACAGGCTTTGCCAACATTGGTAAAACTACTGCTATATTTTATTTAATGATGCTTGCATCTGTTAAGTATAAGTGGAAGTGGTTATGTTATTGTCCAGAGAATGAACCCGTAGGTGAAATGGTTATAGACCTTGCAGAAATGTTTATAGGAATGACTGCCGACAAAACAAAGTCCGAAAGGATGGACAGGTCAGTATTTGATGCTGCCTGTGAATGGGTAATGAAACACTTTAAAGTAGTATCATTTCCTAACACTCCAACTATTTATGATGTAATGGATGTATTCCAAGACGAATTAGATAACGGAGAGTTTGACGGATGTTATGTTGACCCTATGAATGATCTTGCCATTAATAGGTCTATGAGTAAATACGACTACTACTATCAGGTCTTATCTGATATTCGTAGGTTTAAGCAGAAGAACTTTGTAAAGTTTATTTTAGTAACACACGCTGTAACTAAAGCTGCGAGAGAAAAAAGCGATGACGGTACTGTACCAGCTCCATCACACTATGATGTAGAGATGGGAGGTATGTTCGCTAACAGAACGGACAACTTTATAGTTGTACACAGGAATCCTAATTCTGAAGATTGGAGTGATACACAGCTGCATATAAGGAAAATAAAATTCCAAAAGCTTGTAGGTATTCCAACTCAGGATCATGAGCCTGTAATTCTTAGATTTGAGCCTAGACTTTGTAGGTTTAAGTCTTTAAATAAACAAAAAATGGTATGGGAAGATGTTCTACAACAGAATACNNAGCTAATATTACTCCAGAAATCTTCGATTCTAACAATTTACCTTTTTAAACTATGGAAAAAGTAAAAGAAATTTCTCAAGACGAGAAACAAATGGAAGCTGAAAAAGCTTTTAGAGAAACACCTTTAGGTCAAAACATTACACAGCTTGAAGGGCATGTAGAAAATCATTTGGTTGATATGTTAAGCTCTGTTGGTATCAATGTAACTGATGAGCAACGAACCGATATGATGAGTAATTTTATAGCTGCATCTCACGCCGCTAATACAATTCAAAGATTAGTTTGGCAACAAATGGATTTTGAAGCAAAACAACGTGAAGCTATGCAAACAACTAAAGCTGAAAAAACTGTTAAGAAAGCAGCTAAAAAAGAAGCTGTTAAGAAAAACAGATCTCGTGGAAAAACTTCCATGAAAAAAGCGTAGATTAAAATAAAACCATTATATTTGCAACGATTTGGTTAACATTGTTCATACGATGGTTTAGTTATTAGTTGGTTAACAAGATAGAGGCTTCGGCCTCTTTCTTATTTTAAAAACAAATTTTATGACAAAATTACTAGAATCATTCCGTGACGATAAAATATATTATGCAGACTCATCGCATGTTACATGCTCAATGCTTAAGTATTTATTAAAGTCACCAGCACACCTTAGATCTTATTTAGAAAATAGAGAAAAGTCTACGCCTGCTATGGTGTTTGGTAGTGCATTTCACTGTATGGCTTTAGAGCCAGAAAACTTTAACAAAAGATTTTACATATTTGACACAAACCTTAGACCTGAAAAGGAAAAAGGTATGACATCTAAAATAAACAAAGCTTGGAAACAAGAAGAGTTAAAACTTGCAGAGTTAGAAGATAAACAACTTATTACTGCAGATGACTTAGATAAAATAGATAGAATGTGTAACTCTTTATTTAATCACAGTAAAGTTAGAGATATAGTTAACACGTCAAAAAGAGAGCAGCCTTTTATATGGTGTATAAACAGAATGCACTGTAAGGATATTATAAACGCTAAAGGTAAAATAGACTTGCAATCTTTTGATTTTATAGCTGACATTAAAACTACAGCTGAGTTTGGTGGCATAGATAAGTTTAAATATGATTGTAAAAAGTATCATTATGATATGCAGGCAGCATTTTATTGTGACGCTCTTGGATTAGATCAATTTAAGTTTATTGTTATCGGAAAAGAAAGCCCTCATAGTGTTGGTATTTATGATGTTTCACCTGAGTTTCTGGAGTCTGGAAGACGCAAGTACCTGTACGCGTTAGACTTATATGAGAAATATTTCTTATCTTGCGAGGAAAATATAGATTCCTATATAGAGGAAGGTATACTATAAGCAAGAGAAAATGACCAAAAAATCTATGCGCCTTACTCCTCAAGAAATGGACATCGTTCTAGAGAGGAGAGCTGAAGAGGTAGCCCTAAACACAAACGACAACGATCAATTATCATCAGTATATTTAGATTATCTTAAAGAAAGAGGTATACAACCAGAAGAGGTTGTCTCCTGTAAGCATTGGCAATCTGCTAATGGTGAGCCTAGATTTTCTATTGTAACAAAGAATGATAACTCTATTATGACTACTTACGATAGAGAAGTTCTTTTAAATGATATAGCTGATGTAGTTGCAAACCATAAAATTTCATACCCCCGTACCTCAAAAGAACTACTTGGAAACCACTTATTAGTTGTTAATCCTGCTGATATTCATATTGGTAAATTGGCTTTAGCCAAAGAAACTGGTGAAGAATATAACACGGAGATTGCAAGATTAAGGGTCCTCCAAGGAGTTCAGGGTATAATAGATAGAGCTCAAGGATACGATGTAGAGAGAGTTTTATTCTGTATAGGTAATGATGTTTTACATGTTGATAATGTATTTAATACTACAACTAAAGGAACGCCACAAGATCAAGATGATAAGTGGTGGAAATCCTTTGGCGTTGCATTAGAGGTTTATGTAGCTTGTGTAGATATGCTTATGCAGGTAGGGCCTGTAGATTGCGTTCACTCAATGAGTAATCACGACTATCAGTCTGGCTATCATTTAGCTCATTGCTTGAAGGCTTGGTATAAAGGAAATAAAAAAGTAACCGTAGATGAAGGCCCTGCGTATCGTAAGTATTATAAGTATTACAATAATATGATAGGGTTAGAACATGGTGACGGCGCAAAGATGCAGGACATACCACTGCTTATGGCTCAAGAAGAACCTAAAATGTGGGCGAGTTGCAAATACCGAACTATGTTCTTACATCATGTACATCATAAAATAAAAACCAAATTTCAATCTGCTAAAGATTATATAGGTGTGACTGTAGAATACATGCGTAGTCCGTCTGGAGCTGACTCTTGGCATGCTCGCAAAGGTTATAAAGGAGCACCTAAAGCTGTGGAAGGATTTTTATTTCATAGGGATAACGGTAGAGTAGCAAGTTTAGTACATAACTTTGAAGATTAAAAATGAAAGGATTAATAGCCTTAGTTGTTGGAAGAGCAATTAAAAATAGAAAATCATTACATGTCGTTAAGCGATTTCTTAAAATGAAATACAACATAGAAATATCTGTAAACGCATTAAAAAGAAGATTTTATCATGGCCAAAACTAGACTACAAATATTAATGGATGAATACGCCTTGTGGTATCACACTTGTTTATTAAATAAAGATAGAGATACAGAACCAACACTAGGTGAGTGGGTTGAAACTAAAATAAAGCAAACAGAAGATGCTGCAGAATTAGTTTTGATGCCAGAAGAATTATCATTAATCAAGAAATTAAAACCAAATGGAGATAGCTAAAAAAGCCTTAGAGTTAATAAAAGACCAAAATACTACTTTAGCTGAAAACAAATGTATGCAAGATTATTGCGAGGCATTAACTGAAATACAGGCTATGAAAAAAGAATTGTCTGAATTTAAAGGTCAGATGACTAAATCATATAAATTAAAAAAGAAAAGAACTGAAATATTAGAAAAAGCAGTTCATAGTTTTTACGACTCTTATTTTAACATGGCTAAGTATAAGCAAATGTGGAGTCAAGAAAAACAAAAATGTATAGAAAAAGAAATAGAGTTTATAAACGCTATGACAAAAGCGTCTAAATAATTACTTCTTTTTGATCTTTTCTATAGATCTTCCTGCAAAATAAGCTCCGTAAACAGTAATAAGTAAAGTTTGATAGATTGGTACATAAGCTGGTGCTATTTGAAAGCCTCCAGCATTACCATCGAATATAGATATAACAACAAACATTGCTGTTAAGAATATACAAATTAAAGGTCGTATATTTTTAGAGAGCCAATTATCAGACTTCATGTCTGCCTCCCACCTTCTAGAAACTTGTTCTTGAGCTTGAGCCTCAGCTTGCATAAGAACTTCTTCCATGGCTTGTTTAGCGGCCAATCTTTCCTCGTCAGATGTAGATAGGTTATCTATTACGTTACCTTCTTTCTCTACTATTCCTTCTCCTAATAA